CGTCTACACCCCGGCAGGGGCGGTCGCCTTTATGGATAAGAACAAATGGCAAGACGCAGCTACGGCAACGCCAGAGCCAGGCGATATCGTATTCTTTGATTTCCCAGGAGACGCGCTCGATCGGATCAGCCACGTCGGGATCGTGATCAAGGATAACGGCGACGGAACCGTGACCACGATCGAAGGCAACACCAGCCCCGATAAGAAGGGCGATCAACGCAATGGCGGCGAAGTTTGCCGTAAGATCAGGGCGTACCAGAAGAAGAACCGAGGCAAACTCAAGCCATCAATGGCCGTCACCATTGTCGGTTTTGGAAAGCCAACCTTTAAGGAGACAGAATGAACAAGCCAGCACTTGAAGCAATTATCAAAACATACCTCCGAGCAGCAGCAGCAGCAGCCGCAGCTCTTTATTTAGCAGATCCAAACCAGCCAGCGAAGAATTACTTGGTAGCCGGCCTAGCAGCGATCGCAGGGCCAGTTCTTAAGGCGCTCGATGGCAAGGCAACCGAGTTCGGACGCGGAGCGAAGTAATTGATGAATCGGGGGGATATTCTTAAAGAAGCAGCACGCCTGACATCAAACGATCGCCAGAACCAATACGGCGACCCATATACAAACCACCAAAGAATTGCAGAGCTCTGGACGACATATCTGGAAACAGAGATCAAGCCAGAGCAGGTTGCAATTTGCATGGCGCTGGTCAAAATTGCACGTTTGATGCAGACACAGAGCGATGATTCATTTATAGATCTAGCCGCATACGCAGCGATAGCCGGCGAGATTGCGAGCAACCGATGAACAAGATGATCATCCTGGTGCCAACTCGCGGCCGCCCAATGAACGCAACAGCCCTGCTTGCAGCTCACGAAGAGCTTTCAGCAGCAAGCGACCTGCTCTTCATCATTGATGCAAACGACCCGGAGCACGATCAGTACCACTTCGAAGTAGGCGCAGAGCGCTGCATGACGATCGAGAACCAAACCCGAGGAATGGCTTACCCCATCAATAAGGCAGCCAACGCGATCGCAAAGCAAAACAAGTATGACTTCTTCGCCTTCTTAGGCGATGACCACCGCCCACGCACAGCCGAGTGGGATTTACAGCTGATGGCGGCGATGCAACGGCAGCCGTCAATGGCCTACGGCAACGACCTTCTGCAAGGCAAGCGATTGCCAACCATGATCGTGATGACCAGCGACATCGTAAAGGCGCTCGGTGGGATGGTTCCGCCGAATATGAAGCATTTATATCTAGATAACTTCTGGAAAAAACTAGGAGAAGATTTAGGAGCGCTGACATATTTAGACGACGTGATCGTTGAACATATGCACCCGGTTGCAGGCAAAGCCGAATGGGATGAGGGATACAAGGAAGTCAACGCGCAAGAGGTTTATTCATTCGATGCGCTTGCCTACCAGAACTACATTCAAAGCGAAGCCTACGAAGCGCTCAAGAAAAAACTTCGCCGATGAAGCAAGTGATTGCTTATTCACTCTACGGATCCGATGCCAGATATATGATCGGCGCAATCAAGAACGCACTTCTAGCACAGAAGCACTTCGCCGGATATGACATCCGCTTCTACACAGGCGCCAGCGTTCCAGATTGGACGCGAAGCACCCTGGCACTTATTCCAAACGTGCAGCTCGTCGAATGCGATGGCCCCGAAGATCACACAGCCAAACTCTGGAGATTCAAGGCCCTGGCAGATGACCAGGCAGATGTGGTTCTCAGCCGCGACACAGACGCCAGGCTTACCAGAAGAGAACGCCTTGCCCATGAGGACTTTCTAGCCAGCAGGCTCGACTTTCACATTATGAAAGACCACCCGATCGGCCACAATTACAAGATCAGCGCCGGAATGTTTGCAGCTCGTAAGGGCGCAATTCCAGAGATCGCACAGCTCATAGAAGAGCAGGCTTGCAAGGATTACTACACACAAGACCAGGACTGGCTTGCAGAGCAGATATGGCCCCGGATCAAGGACAACTGCCTGATTCACGACGAAACCTACGACACGCAGGCCGAAGGCATTTCAGCGGTGAAGCCATTCCCGATCAGCAAAGAAGCAACCTTGCACCACATCGGCGCAGCTTTGGATGAGAACGATCGGTACATATTCGACATAGATCGACACAGGGCAAAGGCCGAAACCGGCAGCGACAGATATCTGGCAGAATGGCTCGCATGAAGATATTGATCACAGGGGATGCCGGCTTCGTAGGCCGGGCATTTCACAGAGCGCTCGACAACAAGGGCCACGACATCACAGGAATCGACATCGCAAACGGAATCGATTGCAGAGATTTCTTCAAGAAGGACGACACCAGATACGACGTCGTTATTCACCTAGCCGCCATCGTCGGCGGCCGAGCCACGATCGAAGGCAACCCTTTGGCCGTTGCCACCGACCTGGCGATCGACAGCGATATGTTCCAATGGGCGATAAGAACAAAGCCCAAGCACGTCGTTTATTTCAGCAGCTCGGCGGCTTATCCGACTTATTTGCAGCGCTTGGCATACAAGCAAACACTTCGAGAGAACGACATCAATCTCGATCATATTCGAACTCCAGACTTGAGCTACGGATGGGCCAAACTGACAGGGGAAACCCTTGCCAGATATGCCAGGAACGAAGGCCTCAACGTCACCGTTCTGCGCCCATTTAGCGGCTACGGATCCGATCAGGCCCTGGATTACCCATTCCCATCCTTGATCGAGCGAGCAAAGCGCAAAGCCGATCCGTTCGACGTTTGGGGAACAGGCGAGCAAACCAGAGATTTCATCCACATCGACGACATCGTTGCAGCTACATTCGAAGCGGTAAAAAACAAAGTAAAAACTCTCAATCTTTGCACAGGAAGAGCCACGTCTTTCATTCAATTGGCAGAGATGACGATGTTGCAAGCCGGATACCTGGCCCCGATCAGGAAGCACCCAGGCAAGCCAAGCGGCGTTGAATACAGAGTCGGCAATCCGACAAAGATGCTCGAAATTTACAAACCAAAGATAAGCCTGGAAGAAGGCATCGCAAGAGCTCTCGCAGAATAAGAAAATCCCCCATCGCCGTCTACAAAGCGATGGGGGATTTTCTGCACCCTAGATCAGATCGGACGGATCCCGAATCGGTCGCATTATTCGAGCGATCTGCCTGTTACCCCAGAAAACGAGCAACCAGGTAGGAAGAGTGGGAACGCGCAGCTCCTTCCGGGGCAGCAGCACGATCAAGAGCGACCAGAATCCAAAGAAGAAGGCAACAAGGCACCAGAAGAAAATACGACGGCCATAGGCCAAAGCCAGGATGCCAGCGATCGGTACAGCCAGCAGATTCCACCAGCTCACTTAATGTAGGCCTTGAGCGCATCGACGATAACTTCAGAAACAGACTTCTCATCGGCGGCGGCTTTTGCTTTGACAGCAGCCCACAGCTGATCAGAGACTCGGACAGAACGCGCCTTCTTAACGGCCATCGGAGATCACCCCGTCGATCATGCCAGAGCAGGAACCATAGCCAGAACCAGTCCAGCAGAGATCGCGAGTGCCATACGTCAAAGCCACCAGTGCAACCAGGGCGATGACAAGGGCGACGCGACGGCGACGGACAAACTTGCGATCCATTCTCATGGCTTCACCTGGCGCAAAACTTCCAGATACGAAGGAAGAGCAGACAAGACATTCACCATAACCGCCTCCATTAATTCAGGATCCTGCGAATCCGCTGCGTCGACAAGATTGCGACCAGCCAATTCCATAGCCTCATTAATATCAATAAGAAGAGCTTTCATTGCACCCATTTATTTATCCCCATTCGCTAGTTGAGCCTCAAAGCAAGGCAGGCAGACGTTTATTTTCTCGATCGATCTAAATGTTTCTTTGCATCCGATACAGACGCATTCATGCATCTCATACCAACTCATCACTTCGCCCCCGTCTTGTAATTGCAACTTGGGCATTCTTCGTAGTGCAAGAACTTCCCACGATCCCAGACATAGATCGAAACGCCATGCATTTCAGTTTTGCATTTAGGGCAGAGATTCATTATGCACCTGCTTTCAATTTGTTATAAGGATGATCAGGAGAAGTCCAGGGAACGCAAGTCTCACAAACTAAATTCTGACCACCGATAAGATGCGTGAAATAGAGCGACCAATCGCCAAGCGGAGTGCTATGTGACCACGCCTTCGGCTTTGCTTCAATTGCGCAACGAAGATATGTACCTGTGTGCTCTTCGCAAAGAACATCACCATTATCAGAAACCCATAGACGCTGAGACATTAGAGCCACTCCTTCGCAATCGCAACGAGAACAGAAGATGAAACCATCTGACCCTTGAATGAAACGGTTGCAACAAGACCGAAGCATTCAAACTTATACATATGAAGAACATTGTCTTCGATCGCAAAGCGAACTCCGTCAATCATTAAAACACCGCGAGATGCTGGAATTGATTCAAAGAAACCAGATGCAAACAGATCAACACCGTCCCAGTTATTGTCAACAGGCACATCACAGAAACCAGAGATCGCAAGCTCGGTAGCAGCTTCGATGATTACATCTTCCAAAGTAAGAACTGACATTTTATACCCCCCTCGGTTTGGAGCGTTTCCCCTTTACCGATAAGAGAATCTTTGCATACGTAAAGACAAATGACCAGACGAAAACACGCCTGAATCCTGTGAGTTTTATCCACAGCCCCGGCAAACTGAGCGTGAAACAGCCGGCTACGGCGTGGCGGATGACAGAATCGACAGCCAGCCCCCACAATTGGCAACGACAAGGCCGCAAGGCCCCAAGACAGCAGGGGGAACCAGATGGAACTACAGCTCATCATCGGAGCATGGATCGCAGCGACCGCGATCATCACCGCATTATTCTTGCGATGGGAGAATGACCCACTCAAAGAACAGATCCGTGAAGCCATGCAATACGAAAGTAAACAGCAGAAAACTGCAAAGGCAATCCGCAAATGAAATATCGCGAGCCTTTATTTTCAGTACATGGCAACGAAGGTCGCCTG